TGTGAAAATGCTTTTATATCATATAATCTATCTGACATTCCGTTTACAACAATGTCAACAAACTTTGGAATAATGGGTACTGGTTTCCAGTCTAAATTAAGATATGATAAATCACCATTTATAGATAATTCATCTTTATATTTTTTTACAGATTGTTCGCCTCTAGCGTAAAGACGCAATCTATGAAACTCATCTCTGTTAGAATAAAACCTAGTTGCACCCGAGTCTCTTTTAAACCATTCATGCTCAATAGCACGTGCAACTTTTAAACCATATTCTTGGCTAGCTTTTTCAGCGTCGCTAGCTATTTGGCTAGGAAATGAGCTTTTTAATATTTGTTCAGCCATGTTATTTAATTATTTCTGAATGCAATCCTTTATTACTAAATCTTGATATTTTTAAATCTAATGTTGGTTTTTCGTATTTAGGTTTTGGATGATATAAGTTTCTATTGCATGCCATAATAGCAAGCCCTGAACTAATAGAAGCATCATATTTAGTTCTTCTATTTATATCAAACTTAGCCCAATCATTTAATGTTTTGTTAAAATATATATTACCACCGCCTTCTTCTGTTATGCCTACATATTTTTGTATATATGTTTCAATAGCAGCAGCATGCGCTTGTTTTATATCTTCTGATGTATTAGGTATACCACCTATTTCTTTTTCAGTTACAGATAACTTATTCCAAAGTTTATCTGGCCGGTTCATTGAAAATTGTCTATAACCTCTTCGTTTTAAATAATATAACAAACGCGGTTTATTATTTTCTGCAAGTATTGGCATTCCATAATATACTAATGACATTAATACATCTTCAAAAAATAACTCTGCTGTTTGCGGCCTAGCTATATATTCTAAAAAAAATGTATTAGGTGGTGCATCTTCCATACTAAACTTAGTTAAACCGTGAAGTGCACCTTTTGAACCTTGTCCATCAGTTGTTCCAGAAATATCATAAGAATCGCATCCAAATGCACCCATATGCTCATTACCTGGATATTTAATCCCTTGCTTAGTTATTACATTGTTTTCAAGGTTCTTAGGCGGTGTCCAGCTAATTAAAAATCTGCCGTTTTTATTTGGTGTAAATAATACTTTTGTGTCTTTAATACCATTTTCCCAAATAAAAGATCCTCGATTTATAAAACCTTTTCTTTCTAGATCTTCATTATAATCAATTTGCTCGTATATTTTAGTTAAATTAAATATACTATTTTTAGCTTCATCTCTAAATGCGTGCTCTTCTGTTCTAGGAAACTGCCTATAATATTCATTTAAACCGTCAGAATCATGACGTAATCCTTCAACTTCGTTTTGCCAAAAATCTATTACCCCCGTTTCAATTTCGTATCCATCATGGTCAATAGCGGGTACTTCTGGCGTATCAAACACAGGGTGTCCATAAGTATCAATGTATCCTTCGTAGTTCCATTCCATAGGTATGAACAAAGAATATAATCCTGAACTAGTCTGGCCATTTTTATTTCTTTTGATAACGTCTGAGTCATAATATAGTTTTTTAAAGTTATCTCCTCCTTTATCTAATGAATTTGATGTTGAGCCCATCATACATTTTCCTATAATTCTGCTACCTAATCTTAATGTAGTTTTTGTAACTCGCCAGTTATTTAATATATTATCAGGTCTTTCCCATTTCCCTGATTCATCATGTATTAATAATCTTAACTTCTCACCATCATAACTGTTATCTCCCGTATTTTTCCAGTCAATAGTTGTATCTAATCCTTCTAATATTTGTTTTTCTTCAGTATTCGTGATGGATTTTCTGGTAAGCTTGGAAGCTGGGACTCTATACGCAAGCTCTGTTTTGGGACGATCCATTCCGTCTTGTATCGGTTTGAAAAAAAACGGGTAATTGACCGATATGGGTACAACTTTGTCGGTGAACATTTTCTTAGCATCAGCGCCAGATTTGGACAATATCCCGAAGCGTGCGTCTGAAGTAATTGTTGCCTGAGCGACGGATTCAGCCGAAGACATAAATGAGAACCCAGACCTTCTGTTTTTAAGATAGCACATTCCATAACATCTATTGTCGGCCTTACACGCTTCCCAGAAGATATAGAATATTCTATTAGCTTCCCTGTACTCTGGCTTCCCAACATCAATTTTGGTGTGTTGCAAGTACATATAATGAGAACCAGTAATATAAATAGGAATATTTTTATTATAAAACCAATAACCTTCTTCTCTTCTAACAAATTCTCTATCAATATATGCATACCATTTATTTTTAAAAGCTTCTGGATACGATTCCCAATCAAATATTGTTGCTATTTGCTTTAATTCTTTTGGATATATATGCGCTTCCCATTTATTATTATTATTATCAATACTTTTAGGTTTGGCGGGTAAAGCAATTTTTAAATTTTGTATTTCAACAATTTCACCTACAGTACCGTTTTTACTAATTATAATAATATCAAATTCTTTATTATAACCATATTTCCATTTTTTATATCTATTATTTTTTTTAATAATATTTTCTTTTACAGGAAATATTGTTTTAATTAACGTTTGCTCGTACATTACCTAGATCTTTTTTCAGCAAAACCGCTAAAGCTTTTTTTATCTTCAATCGGTTTATCTTCCATAATATTTTTTTCTGTTTCTATACGAGAAAGTATTTCAAATGCATCAAATATTGCAAGCTTTTTTGTGGCTGCAGCATTTTTTAATCTATCTGCTGCTAGTTCATCTTCTCCACCATCTACAATAATTTCTTCTTCGGCTACACGTATAAGCTCATGAACAGCTTTATAGCCAGCTTGGATTATATTCGACTTCAGTTCCTTTTCTGTCATATTTAATTGAAATAGAATTTAATGGTACACGATATAATCTTTCATTATCAATAACAAATTCATATTCGCTATTTGGTGTAAAACCAACTAAATCATTAATTTTTAAATTAAAGCTTCTTAAATCGCGCCCTAAGTGCTTTAAAACGCCTGTTAAAGGCTTTTCTTTTTGATCAGATAAAATATTATCTTCTAAAATAGGCTTTACAAAGCAAAAACCGTTAGGTGCATACCATTTATTATTATGTTTATACAAAAATATTTGATCATCAAAACAAAAGTACTTATCTTCTTTAAAATAGCTCATACTATTTTTACTTTTTCCTTTCATATCATAAAACCTTCTGAATACATTGTGATGTACTATAACTGTATCGCCTATTTTAAGATTTGATTCTTTATTTATAGGTGTTTGTACAATTTTACCGTATCTATTTACAAATTTATGATTTTCAATTGATGTATTTAATATTAAACTTGAATCACCTATTTTTTTATTGTTATTATATCTACCGTCAATAGGCTCAACAATATATGCATATAAATGTTTCATTAATATTGTAAATCATACTCAACTGCAATGGCCATATTTTTATTAAAGTGCTTCCATGGCAGCGTTTCATCTTCTTTATTTATATATATTTTGTATTCTCCTTGATCTTCAATAATTTCTGTTATTGTATGGCCACCAAATACTTCTTGACCAACACTATAATGCATTGCATCGTTTTTATAATCACGACCAATACTAATTTTTCTTATTAGATTCATTTTTAGTTTGATTTGATTCTTGTAAAATTCCTGAAATCGCTTGTACTCTTGCTAATTCACGAATAGGAAATTCGTTTAATATTTGAGTAATACGATTAATTTGAGATTCATTTAATTTTATTTCCATAGTTTTTAATTTAAATTAATATTATATTATTACATATTTTTATGCAATCGCTAAATAAAAATAAGTGTAACCATTAGAGTTTCCTCCATAAGCTGTGTTCCAATAAAAACCAGTGCTACTAAATGTTATTCTATCATATCCAGTATTTTCTGTAGCGCTAGAATTAGCAAAAAGTAAACCGTCATTTGTGCCTCCACTTAAATTTAATCTTTCTGAATCAAGTAAATACCAGTCTTCAGAATGTGAACTAGCTTTAACAAGTAAAAATCTAGGCTGGAATCCTGTTGTTATTTCATTACTAGACCCATTGGCCGGCTGCTGTTTTAGTTACTTGTATTAAATTAGCAACAGAGCCGTCATATGTACCTGAAATTATTTTAGTGCCTGAAGGCCAAGTAATTGCATAATCTCCTGTTAAAACAAGATCTTTAACCATACCAATTGCGTCATTAGTATATGTAAAAGTTGTAGCTCCACTAAGTGTTTTTGTAAATACTTGTGAAGCAGTCCAATCTATTGCGGTTCCAGACAATGCTGATGATGTTGTAAATTCATCACCTAATACTTTTGATGTTATTTTTGTTAATGCCATAATTATTAGTTAAATTGTATATTTCCAGTTCCTGCTGTAAATGTTGTTATTTTATCTGACCCAGACGTAGCTGTAGTACCTGTTAATCCAGAACCTATTGTTATTGTATAAGTATTTGAGTATCTAAGTATTACTACTCCACTACCGCCTGCTCCTCCTGAATAGTATTGGTAACCGCCACCGCCACCACCGCCACCGCCTGTATTAGCTGTTGCATTTCCTCCAGTAGAACTTTTACCACCACTAGCACCACCACCTGTTCCTCCTGATCCAGGATTTCCGCTTGAATTAAGTCCACATCCACCTCCGCCACCACCAGCATAATTAACTGCTGATCCAGTTATAGAGTTAGACAATCCAGCTCCACCATTTCCACCTGCGTTTTTATCTGTAGAACTTACTCCTACAGCACCAGCTCCACCGCCACCCCCAGCGGCTGCATTACCAGATGAAACATTAGGTGAACCAGATCCACCATCATTTCCTTCTCCAGATATACCACTACCACCAGCACCTGAAACATAAGATCCTCCGCCCCCAGAGCCACCGTTTGCACCATCTATAATAGCATCACTACCACCACCACCACCAGCAGTTGATGTAATTGTACTAAAAACAGAGTTATTACCATTAACTCTTTGACCAGATTGAGCTGCACCAGCACCTCCACCACCTACAGTTACTGTGTAATTTGTTGCTGCAAATCCAGAAAAAGATGTTCCTTGATAATTAGTCTTATATCCACCAGCTCCGCCTCCACCACCATAAGCCCATCCTCCACCACCACCACCAGCAACCACTAAGTAGCTAACATCAATAGTTTGTGGAGTAATATTTTGTGCGGTCCAACCTTTGACGGAATCTTGATATACTAATGTTGTTGTAGCGTTTTTAGTTGTTATTTGTCCAGCAACAGTGTCTCCTTGAATTTTTTCAGTACCATTTGCATTTAATACAGCATTATTAGTATCAAAAGTACCAGCGTAGTCTTGTATTGATATTTGGGCACCTACAACCCCTGCTGGTAATGTAATTGTTATAGATCCTGATGTTGTATCAACAAAGTAACCTTTTCCAGCTGCTGCTGTAAAATTACTTGTTTGAATAGCCGATTGCCAATCAGTGCCTAGTCCTCCATCTATTAATTCAGGTTTTATTTTAGTTTGTGCCATCCTCTATCCAATTTTTATTTTCTTCGCTCCATGAGTATCTCTTACCATCAGACGGCATTTCTACTGGAGGATCCCATAGACATGTATCTTCATTCAAAATCCAACTATCATATGGTTTTGGTGGTATAAACGCATCTCTGGTTTCATCGTAAGTATACCCAATTCCAGCATAGTTTTTTCTAAAAGGAGTACCGCCATCTTTGTGTTTCCCTCCTGACGTATTGTAAGAGGTTCTTTTGCAAACCTGTTCACGTATGTTACCATAATGAATTTCCCAGTTTATATTTCCGTCTGTTTCGTCTTTACCTACTATTACTTCGGTTACAACGTTTTGCATATTTAAAAAAGCGTAATGTGCCATAATTAACTAAATGTTATTGTTCCTGTTCCTGCGGTAAATGTTGTTATTTTATCAGAACCGTCTGTAGCAGTTGTTCCAGTTAATCCAGAACCTATTGTTATTGTTTTAGTATTGGGGTATCTCAGTATAACTACTCCAGAACCACCAGCACCTCCATAATATGATGTATTATTACCAGCTGAACCACCACCGCCACCACCAGTATTCGCAGTACCAGCTGAACCTCCGCTGTTTTGTGATTGACCTCCAGCACCACCTCCACCAGAGCCTCCTTGGCCTCCAGATTTGTTATTATCATGGCTAAATCCACAACCTCCACCTCCACCTCTTGTTACGGCAGATCCTGTTATAGATGAACTCAGTCCATTCCCTCCATTAGCACCACTGTCACTAGCATTGCCACCTACAGCACCTGCACCCCCACCACCCGCAGATCTATAAGGAGAACCAGAATCACCAGTACCTCCAGCATATCCGTGTACAACAGGTGAAGTAACTGCCGCTGCTCCTGGATTTGATGTATTATATATACCACCACCACCACCAGAGCCCCCTGATGTAGGTTGAGTTGATACTCCAGCACCGCCACCACCTCCAATTGATGTAATTGTAGCAAAAACAGAACTAGATCCTTGGAGCCCTGTTGCACTAGTTCCGCTAGCCGCTGCTGCACCTGCTCCTACTGTTACAGTATAATTTGTATTATCTGCAAAAGCAAAACTTGATTCCGAAGAACCACCACCTCCTGTTACAGACCCATAAGAAGTTCTATAACCACCAGCACCAGCTCCTCCACCATAATTATTACCACCAGATCCACCACCAGCTACTACTAAATAATCTAGTATTAATTGTTCAGTGGTTTCAAATGTTATATTGCCTGTTCCTGATGTAAATGAAGTAATTCTATCATTTCCGTCTGTAGTAGTTGAAGAAACTAATGTTCCTCCTACATGCACATAATAGTTAGATGGATATCTAAGTATCACTATACCTGAGCCTCCAGCTCCACCACCTCTATAAGCACTATCGTAACCACCACCACCTCCACCAGAGCCGCTATTAGCTGTTGCATCAGTACCATTTGTTGGAGATGTTGCTACACCAGATCCACCTCCTGCCGCACCAGTTCCAGGTGTTAAAATAGAAGGTTTGCCTGGTCCACCACCCCCACCTGCTCTTGTTATAGATGATCCTGTTATAGATGAAGCTAGACCAGCTCCCCCGTCTCCAGATGTATTGCCTCCTGTACCATTGCCTCCAACTCCTCCAGCACCTCCACCACCGGCACCAGGATAACCTGAAGCTTGTGGTTGTCCATTTCCTCCAGCATATCCCTGGTTTGCAGTACCAGCAGCTCCATTAGATTGATTTCCTGATGATGAACCTCCACCACCAGACCCACCTATATTAGCCAAGTTACTATTATGTGCAGATCCACCTCCACCTCCAACAGAAGTTATAGAAGCAAAAACTGAATTAGCACCATTGTTTCCATTTGAAGTATAAGTTCCATCCGCAGTTGCTGCTCCTCCAGCTCCTACAGTAACAGTATAGTTAGTTGATAATGATAAATTTGTTAATGCCGATTCAGAAGATGCACCACCTCCTGACTGTTCATTATTATATGAATTTCTATATCCACCAGCACCACCTCCACCACCTAAAGCAGCACCACTACCTCCACCTGCTATTACTAAATAATCTACTACTAAAGGATCTATATCTTCCTCTAAAGAACCAGGTTTTGAAGCAACCCAGCCTTTTGTAGCATCTGAATAAACAAGAATTGCTGAATTTTTATTTGTTTTTATTGCTTTATTATCACTAGAGCCTTCAATATTATTTGAACTTGTTATAACAATTTTATTAGTTCCAGCAGTCCCTGAATAGTCAAGTAATTCAATAGTATCTCCTAATGATGGGTTTGATGGCAAAGTAACGGTAATTTGAGCTGAAGTAGTATTAACAAAATAACCTTTACCAGCTGCTGCTGTAAAGTTTGATGTTTGTATTGTTGATTGCCAATCAGTGCCCGCTGCTGTTTGATTTCCAACTGTTATACTATTAAAAGCCATAACTTCCACGCTAAATCCAGTTTGAGGCGCAGTCGTAAATGTTATTTGATTTCCTGATATAGCATAAGTTGACTTTTCTTGGTAAACACCTTGTATAAATACAAATGTTTTTGCTTCATCATCAATTGTTTGAGACAAAGTAAATGCCGTTGTAGACCCATTGCCTGTAAAATTGTTTTGATTAATTGATGTTGCATTAACTGCTTTTATATGAACAACCTCTACGGCAGCACCGTTTGGTGGAGCGGTAGAAAACGTTAATGTACTGCCAGAAGTTGTATAATTGTCTTTACTTTGATATACTCCATCTAAATATACTTGCGTGGCATTTTCATCTGAAATAGTCATAGAAAGAACATATGCTGTAGTTGAGCCGTTACCAGTAAAACTATCTCTTGCAATAACACCTGATGTAGAAGCCATGTGTATAAGTTCTACAGATGTGCCATTAGCAGGTGCAGTAGAAATTGTTACAGTGCTTGCATTAGTTGTATAGTTATCTTTAGATTGATAAACACCATCTAAATATACTTGTACATTATTTTCATTTGCAATTGCAGATGCAGTATTGAATGTAGTAGTTGATCCGTTTGCTGTATATACATTTTTTTCTACAGTAACAGTACCACCACTGCTGCCTCCACCTGTAACATTAATTGTTTTTGTTGCACCGGTTCCAGATGCTGTAACACCTGAACCTGTAAAATTTAAAGTTGTTGCAGCTGTAGATAAAGCACTACCCTCATCTTGTACAGTTAGTGCCCCACCAGATGCAGCAATAGTAACTTGTTGTGAATCATTTCTAGTAAGAGTTATATTACTGCCAGCGGTAAGTTGCACTGTTGAATCAGTACCCGACGCAGCATCTAATTTAATATCAACATTGCTACCATCTTGTGTAGCATTAATAGAGTACGTATCACCTATAGTCCCTGTGCCATATTTAGTACAGCTGCCCATATAGCCATGATTAGAGCATTGATAATGCAATACCGGGGGTATAGAATATGTTGGTGTTATTTGAGTATATGCACCAGATGTTCCAGGAGTGCCATTAGTGGTTACTCCAGTTGTATACTGAGTTGTTTTAGCAGCATCTTCATAAAATCTAAGTGGATGTCCATTGTTTGAACTATCTGATTGATCAAATTTATATGTATTTCCAGGAGTAAATTCTAAATAAGGACTTTCAACACCATTTATAGTATAACCTAAAGCGCTACCAACTCCAAAATATGGATGCGCGGCTGTTTTAGTTACAACTTTAACTATTATTACTTGAGCGGAATCACTATGTGCTATAGCACGATGAGCCGACAGCTCTAGTGGCGATTGTAATTTAATGCCCATATTTATTAATCTATTTTAGTAACTAATACTCTAACATCACCTGAAGAAGGTGCAGCAGCAAATGATATTGTTGCAGTATCTACTGTTGTTCTAACAACATCTGCAAATACAGTATCATAACTACTATTATCATATAGTTGTATTATAACGTCTCTTGAATTTAAATTATGCGTAACTGTTATAGCTGTTGCTGAACCATCACCTATTGAAGTACTGAAACTTCTAGCAGCTAATCCTGCAGCTGTTATGGCACGCGCTGTGTCAGTACCCGCTAAAGCCTCTGCTGTTGTAGCTAATTCAATAATACCTTTATTTGTTTCAGATGCATCTTCAGCATCTATAGTAATACTTCCTGCTCCGTTTGTAATGTCAATTCCTTCTCCTGCTGTTATAGTAGCAAGTTGCATATTACCATTTGAAGTATGACCTACAAGTATTTGACCGTTAGTAGGCGCTGCTCCACCTACTGATGTTATAGATCCTGCTAAGCTTATACCGTTTATATCAAGATTGCCTTTAGTGCCAGAAAATACTTCTGAAGAATTTGTAGCTGCAGTTAAAAATGTAAAATTGCCAGTTGAATCATCAAATCCAAAAAATCCTAATTTAGCATTAGATCCGTCGTGGTATCTAAATTCAATACCTCTATCTTTATTATCATCTGAAGATGGTGCTGTATCGCCACCTAAAGTAAATACGGGATCATCTACAGTTACAGTATTTGAATTTACTGTTGTAGTTGTCCCGTTTACTGTTAAGTCGCCTGGCACTGTTAAATCACCAGATACACTTACTGTTACACTTGAAGCATTACCAATTGTAACGTTAGAAGCTACAGCACCTAAAGCTGCAACCGAAGTTGCACTTGCTGTAACAAAATCATATATTTGATCTCCTGTTGCTAAAGCTGTACCTCCATTTGTTACAGCTCCTGTTACAGTTGCAATACTAGGATTAGGCCCAGTTGAATCAGTAATCTGTAATGTTGTTGAAGTTGATGTGCCTATGCTTTTAATATCTCCTGAAGCATCAACAAAAGCTGAGCCATCATAAAAGAACAATTTATTATCTGTAGAATTATAATAAATTTGTCCTTCTTGTGGATTTGAAGGAGCGGAAGCTAATACATGGACCTTTGCATTTTGCAACTCATTTTTGTTAAGATCTATGCTAGATAAATATTTTACTGCCATTTTTTATTAGTTTAAATACGCTTTGCCTGAAAATGCAGAAGCAAATGTTAATGTTATTGAGCTATTACTGTTATATACTATTTCACCAAATACAACATTGTTACCACTATCAACTACTGTAACTGACGGAAATTTACTTAAAGTGTGTGTTATATTCCATGTTGAAGATGCTGAAGTTTGATCAAAAATTGTTGTAGTTGAGCTAAACGAAGCTTTACCTTCTATATAACCTAATACAGAACTTAATGGATAATTTTTAGTAATATTACCATTAAAATCAGTTCCGATTAATTGGTCGTCATCGGTTAATACTGTATCGTTTGTATAAGTTGATATTCTTGCCATTTTATCTGTGTTTATTATTACCGAAAACTTTTTCTACACCGCGTGATCCAAAATAGCCTCCTATTACGATTGTTAAGAGTCCTGTAATATTTTCTAAAGGGTATCCTAAATACCAGCCAGCTACATAACTTACTGTTAAAAATACTAAAGTTAAAGGCCTTACATTTGCCGCAAGCCACGATCCTGATCTTGCATCTGCGACCCAACGTTTTGTTGTGCCATCTATTTCAGCTCTTTCTAATTCTAATTTTTTTAATGCTATCTGTTTATCGCTATCACTCATATCGCTACCACCTATGATAGCTTGTATAACTGATCCTACAGGTGTGTCACCTGCTATAGCACCAACAACATTAGGTATTTTATTCAAAAGAAATTGACCGACTTGTGTGTCTTTAAATTTCTTTTTTTCTTTAGACATTATTTAGAAATTTTATCTTTTAATTCTTTTATTTCTTCTTTAAGATCAGCAAAAGTATCTTCAATAACATCTGCGATACCGTCTTTATCACGGTCACCTAAAATACCTTTATAAGCTAATACAGCTGTAATAACAGCAGCGAATAATAAAATAGATAAAATAATTACAATAGTTTGCATAATATATGATTTTAAATTTAACAATTCCAACGGCGCCTTGCCGCTTTTCCTCTTTCGCTTGTCCAACTTCTTGAACGTGCACAAAAAGATTTTCTTCTTTTAGCAGCTTTACTTCCTGGTTTTAATTTACTAGGAGGTGTTGTAACTGCTGTTTTTAATTTGCTACCTGGATTATCTCTACGATATTTAGCAACACCTTTTTTAGACATACCCCCACCTGCATCTGCACCAGTACCTGTTTTATTAGCTTTATTATAATAGCCTAAAGATTTTTTCTTTGAAGGAGCCGGTGGCTTTTTTCTTTTTTGAATAGGTGATGTTACAATATTATAATTCATAAGGTAAATATTTTGTTTTGCCGTTTTCTCTTATAGCTTTTAAAACATTCATTCTGTTTTTAGCTAATCTATAACTTACGTGTACCCAGTCTGGTTGTTCATTATCTCCGAACTCCCATATCAATTGATCAAACTCTAATTTATCTTTTATATAATTAAAAAAATCTGCATTATTAGCTTTGCTATACACATCATCAATATCAATTGCTTCACCTAAACAATGCTGCGACCGGGAACTTCCCCCAATCGCTGTATTTAATTCAGGTGAACGATAAAATGAAGATATATAAATAGGTTCATTAAAATTATTGCGTAAAGGTTCAAATATATGTTCAGCTGTTATTTGCATAGTTATTAGTGTATCATTATCAGGCATATTTTCTATACCTAGTCTTCTAGCTGTATTTGATCTTAATGCTTCTTTTAATGTTATGTGATCAGAAATTTTAACCATATTAAATTAAAGTATTATTTTGTGCCTCTTCTGTGTATAAAAGTACAAGAACAAGTACCAATTTTACCAATAGGTATTTTACAACTTGGACATAATGGCGACTTAGATGCGGATGTTTGTGCATGAGCTCGTTTAGTTATAGGTATCATAGTTATTTTTTTGTTTGTTTTTTATATGCTTCTGCTTCCCATTGTAATTTTGGATGGCCTTCTCTCATATTTTTTCTTGGGTACTTTTTACCTCTCCAATATATATTTTCATCATCATAACTTAAATCACCTCTGAGTATTTGATCTCTATGAACTCTTTCGTGACTTAATGCTATTTTTTGTTGGACCGGAGATAAATTTTTGTTAATAGCTATTGTGCCATCATCATAAGTAACTCCTTGTATATTAGGTGGCAATTTTGCTTTTTCAACAAGTCCGTTTTCCATTATTATTTGGCCAACTGACTTTTTCATTTTATAACCCATTATCTTTTTAAATCTTTGTTCATATCGTCAATAGCTTTGTTATATACTTTATCTGTATAACTATTGTTTTTATTAAATACACTTCGTCTAGAAATAGGTAAATCTTCTTGTCCAAGAAGTATTCTATATATTCTACTTATTATGTATTTACATTTTGTAGATACTTTATAAACATTAAATTTAATTGTAGTATGATTTCTTTTAGCATATATTTGTATCCAACCATCTTTACGCAATCGTTCCCAACGGTGTTTATCCCATGAATATATATACGTACCTTTTATATAATCATTACGTGTAAACCTCTCAAGACAATCAAAATGAATTAGTAATTCTAATTCAGCGTCGGTTAAATTATAAGTTTTACATGCCCACTTTCTAATAAGCCTGTAATACTTAAATAAGCCTATATTTCTTAAATGATCTGGTTGTATTTTCATAATACAACTACAACATCTTGTTCTTTTATTACGAGATAATATCCTTTTTCAAATTCAATACCGTAGCCAGCATGCTTATCATAATATATTATGTCATCTATATTTAATCCAGATATTTCACTTCCTACAGATATTACTTTAGCTTTTTTATATCTAATATCATTTTGATGCTTATCAGTAATTATTAATCCTGATTCTGTAGGTTTTATTTCTTCTTTTATTGCGTCAATGATTATAAATTTATTTACTGCTTTCATTGTTCGCGAACATTAGATATTACACAATCTGCTGACATTATTGTTGAAGCAACTGATGCTGCATTTTTTAATGCTGTTTTTGTAACCAGTACAGGATCTATAATACCTGCTTTAATTAAATCTACTAAATTTCCTGTTATAACATTTATACCTTTACCTTTTTCTAAAAATGGTGCATAAGGGATGCTAGCATTATGTAGTATTACTTTATAAGGTGCTTTAATAGCTTCAGCTAATATTTTTTCAGATGTTTTAGACCATTTGATTTCTGTTGCAGCATTATGCAGCGCTATACCCGCACCTGGAACTATACCTTCTTTTAATGCGGCTTTTACAGCATAAATAGCATCTTCAACTCTATCTTTCTTTTCTTTTAGTTCAACTTTACTATTTGCACCCACAAATATTATACCAACAGAACCTGAAAGCATTGCTTTACGATCTGTTAGTTTTTTTAACAAATAAGGATTTTTTTCTTCCTTAATTTGTTTTTCAATTATTTTAATTCTTTCTTTAGTTTCATCATTTATATTAGATGTAGTAATTACTGTATCTTTTTCGTCAGTAACCGCTTTAATAGCTTGACCTAATGCAGATGAATCTATAAGATCTAAATCATCACCTAATTCTTCATTTATTACTTTAGCTCCTGTAACAACTGCTAAGTCTTCTAACATTTCTCTTCTTAAATTAGAAAAACCAGGCGGATCAATTACATTTACTTTTATATTACCTTTTGCTTTATTCATAATTAAAGCAGATAAAGGTTGTTGAGCAACAGGCCCAATAATAAGTATTGATCTTTTATTTTTTATAGCATATTCAAGTACCGATTGGATTTTACGGATCGTTTCAATCTCCGTGTCCACCAATAAAATAAGAGGGTTGTCAAGAATAGCTTTATTTTTTTCCTTATCAGTAATGAAATATTGTGATTTAATTCCAGAATCAAATTTAACACCATCTACAATTTCTATATATGTTTTATCGTCTTCAGACTCTTCCATTAATACAACGCCATCTTTGCCAACTTTATTATATGCATTAGATATTATATTACCAAGCTCAATGTCATTGTTTGCAGATATGTTAGCCACATGGTTTAACATCTCTTCTTTTACTGGAATAGTTATTTTATCTAAATATTTTATTACTTTTTTAATAGCATTATTTATGCCGTCTTTTATATCTCTAAGATTATCTAATTGTGAATTAGAATATTCTTTAATAATGGAGTGGGCCAGTACGGTAGAAGTAGTCGTACCGTCACCGGCCTCTTTGACTGTTTTCTGAGCTGCCTCTTTAATGAGGGTTGCACCGATATTCTCGGCAGGGTCCATAAGGATTACGCTATTTGCAACAGTTACTCCATCTTTAGTTACTATTGGTCTTCCTGTGCCATCTTCGTATATAACACATTTACCAGAGGCCCCTAAGGTAGATGAAACTGCATTATTTAGTTTATCTACCCCGGCCATAATTTTAGTTTTAGCGTTATTGCCAAAGTTTAAATCTTTAACAATATCACTGGGATGATTGAATTCCATTAAATTAAATTTTAAATATTACTTAAATGTTTTCACTACAATAGGTCCTTCTGTTAATTTAAGTTTTTTCTTGTAGTGTTCAATAGAAGAATCAATTGCTTTTTCAGCACCTTCTATTGTTTCACGTCTAGTTACACCCTGCCAGTTGTCATCATTATTAAATTCTGTTTGATAAAAACCATTAGGCAATTGTGTAATTCGCCAGTTGCTTTTTTCAGCATATTCTTTCCAAAGGTTTTTGGTTTCTTCGGATACTTGTGGTTCGTTAGACCATGTATTGGTCTTATAATAAAAATACGTCATAGGTATTTGGTTTTAAGGTTAATAAATAATTATTTGGTTGTTTATTATATTACATTTAATTAAATCTTTTTAGGTTACTGCATATTTAAATAACTTGTAAGAGTTATCTGTCATAAGACATACTATATAAAAAGTTCCAGTAGTTGCTCCAGAGTTTACAAAACTCATATATAAAAGAGTTTGAACAGTTGCATTATTATCAAAATCATGCTCTGTTGTTACAGTTAAATTACTGCTTGATACCGATGTTGTTGAAACTAATTGTTTATAGTTTGCAGGCATCCAATACCATTTTGATCCTAGATAATACGCGGCACCCATAGGCGTTCCACTTTGTTGTATTGTATTATCGTTATCGGGCCTAGCATCAGCAGAAGAAAAAGTAGCCCCAGCATCTGTTGAAACATTTGCACTTACAGAAGCATTTCTTAATATTCTAAAAAAGTTATTACTAGTACCGTCATTGCTACCATTAACTAATGTAGGCTCTCCGCTTATTATTGTAAAAACATTTGATGTTGTACTAAAATCATCTGTTGTTCTTTTTATGTTTCCTCCTTGATCTAAAAGAATACAACCATTACCTTTTTCTACATCAAAGCTAGCTGTTCCTGTACCTAAAGATGTCCAACCTGTATTAAGGCCTGCGTTGTTAGTTCTATATGTTTGAGAACTATCACTTATATAATAATAGTTACCTATTCGTTTTATATATCTTATTGTGCCAAGCCCCGATATTCCAGTATTTATAACAGTTACAAAATTTGTTGCTGATTCAGTATAAGTATTTATAACACCATTATTTAAATATACAACCTTTGTACTCGCTGGTAATATTCTAGCTGTGTTCGCTACACTGTAACTTAAACCTGCATTAGTTCCTCCTGCTACATTCCAGTTTGCTCCGTCATCTGTTGAAACATATAGACCAGCCCCACTTGCAGCAGAAGTTGTAGCATAAAGGTTACTACCTAATTTTGTCATATAACTAAGAGGTGCAGGCAAAGATAAAAAGCTGCCGCCACCACTACTACTACTTTGATTATATGTACCTTGTAATATACTAGCTGGAAACATTATGCTTGTGATATAGTAAATATAAATTCAGATGAACCTATACAAGTTACTTGTATATAATTTACTGTACTGTTTGTTTGGTCTAATGTTCCAGAAAGTTTAGTACCTGTTATGGTTGGTGTACCAGTACCACCTGATCCTGTTATTTTTATAACTTTAGTCATGCCAATAACCTGGTTGGAATAATTAATAGTTGTGTTAGTTGCGTCAGAAGGTAGTGTAATTTGAAACACAGCTGCTGTTGCAAAATCTAAAGTAGCAGTTGCTGAACCAGAACTTAAGGTTACAGCGCTAGCAATAGTTTTAAATTGATTTGCAAGCTCAGTAAACGTTATTGAGTTATTAGCAGTACCTCCTGCGGCTACATAACTAAATGTGCCGTCGCCATCTGTTTGTATTAATTGACCTGCTGTACCGTTATTTGCAAGACCATTAAGGTTTGTAGGGGTTACAGATCCTGAACCTGAACTTGATTTATCAGTCCATTCAAGATCACCGTTACTGTCAACACCTAATATTTTACCAGCCGAGCCAGAATTAGTAGTTGTTATATCTGAAACGCCAACTGCAAGTGCTGAAAACTCAACAGCAGTAGCGCCGGAGTTTACTTTTAAATAATGGCCGCCTGCCCCTGAAAAAGAAGATGGAGTGTTAGGCAGGGATAAAAAGTCTGTAGTAGTTGTACTTATTGTTACCCAAGCTAAGTTGCCACCTGAAATACTTAAGAACTGGCCGTTAGAACCAGCTGAAGGTGAAAGTTTATTTATTGTAACCGCACCGTTTGTTATTTCACTTGTTCCAACTGCATCTAATGTAGCAAGTGTGCCCGCATTTGTTATAGAAGACATATCATGCACATGGTCCCCCGCAGCTACATCTCCTGCTGAAGTACCTGTAGATTTAAATGCAGCATCTCCAAAAGTATAAGTTGGAAAAGCAGAAGCAGCTAAACCACCTGCTATTTCAAAAGTTAGTGTATTAGTTGACTTAACAATATTGTTTACATAAAAGTTACTTGCCGAATTAGCAGCCCAAGTCATACCTGCACCTCCATCTGATGTAAGTACGTATCCTGATATAGGTGTATTTGAAACACTAAGCTTAGGTTCTGTTACAGATCCATCTGCTAGTTTACCTTCTGTTACAGCTCCGTTGTTTATATTACTGCTGCCAACACTATTTAATGTAGCAAGAGTACCTAAACTAGGCAAGTCCGACGCATCAATTGATGTTTTAACTTGATTTGTAATATCTGTTATAGATAAAAATGCACCTTGACCAAAAGTAAAAGTTTGGTTAGATGCACCGTTTACACTAAATGTTAATGTTTCTCCAGACTTTGTTATATCGTCTAAGAAAAAATTAGTATCAGAAGGATTAGTTACTGTAACCCAACTCATACTACCATCTCCATCAGATATTAAATATTGACCTGATGTGCCGTTACCATCTACGTTTAATTGTGTTGAAGTAATGCTGTTTGTTCCAACTACATCACCTAAACTGTGTGTATGGCTAGCAGCGGCAAAATCAGTTGTTGCAGCAAAAGCAGCCGAACCAAAAGTAAATGTTTGATTTGTTGTGCCGTTTACAGAAAAAGTTAATACATTTCCTGATTGCGTTATTCCGTCTAAATAAAAGTTTGTATCAGTAGCGCTACCTGTATTAAAATAAGTTGATAGCTCTCCTAATGTATATGTAGCACTTCCGCCTGTGCCCGCATCTATACCTAATAACTTGTCGTCATCAGAAAAAGACGGATCACCAGGATATGTATTTATTCTAGCCATTATGTTGTATTGTTTATTTTAGTTCCTTTACCAAACCCAGATCGGTTTCGTTTTGCAGATACAAAAGAACTTGTGGTATGATCGTAATCCATACCATTAATGTTTTTTCCTTTTTTCTTTGCAGCTCTACGCTTGCGTTGGTTTTCAGCCTTCATAGCTTTACGCCGCGAAGTCATAGCGTATTTTTTATCTCGCTCTGCTTTACGGCGCTTTGCTTTAGGTGATAAGTGATAGGGCATTATTTTTTCTTCTTGCCGTATCCGTACATTGCTTTAAAAGGAGCATCAGTAGGTTTTTTGTCTTCCATTGCTCTCATAGGTGGCATTTTTTTTCCGTAGCCTCCCATCATCATTGCATAATCTTTTTTCATAAGCATTGCACCGTCAACATCTTGGGTATAACCCATATTTTTAACAGCTTTTTTACCTTTTTCAGATTTTGCTAATTTTTGAAGTCCTTCTTGGTCTTCTCCGATTTTTTTCATTATTGCCGCCATTGGCTCGGATTTAGGTTTCATTTGAAACAATGCGCCCATAGGCTTGGCTTTAGGTCCTTTCATTCCCATAACTAATTAGTTTTATTTGTTTAACATGCATGTATTATAACTTGTTATATTACGTCTTAATCTTTTGACTTAAGTGGTTTCATCTCATTATAAAGATGTTGTGCTAATAGAACTTCGTTTTGGTTACTTGTATTTATATTTTTAGTCTTCTGTCTGTAATCGTTTGCTAGACTTGTTTGACTTGCGCAGCTTGCTGCTAGACTTCCCACAAGTACAAGGGTCGTCCAATATATCATTAGTATTTTCATAATGTTTGTTTGTTTGTGCGATATGTATTTCAATAAGCGCGTTAGTAAGTGCGTCGATACTTTTACGTATCTCCTTTAATTCATTTCGTATACCATTACTTTTTATGTATACTGTGTCTTTGCTCATAATTAAATCTTAATAAATGATTCTTGCATACTTATTTATTACATGCTATTATAAGAATACAAAAATGTGACGTTAGCCCCCTACATTATTATATTATAACCCTATTGTCACATAAGTTGAGGTACCTAATTTTTAGTTAGATATATGTAGATTTTGTATTACGCGTAACATATTGGCAACCAGCCACTTACACAAAACCCTTTTTTTAGCCCCACCCCGGCCCGAATCGTGTTACATATGTAAAACTTTTTACCTTTTACAAAAACAAATTACATACAAAGCACGAACTAATTTGGATAATATATATGAATTTAAAATACAAAAATTATGACAACACTAGAAGAAATTATGTTTCACGTTGAGACTTACAATAAAGGCATTATTACAAAGGAAGATTGCGAACAGGCAATAGGCGAAATATTAAACGGAACAATCGAGCCGCCGTTTCCCGCGGAACTGGAATTCCCACAGGCTTATTAACCTCATCGGACACAGCGAGCCCGCAAGTTTTTTACATAGTTAACACGAACTTAAATGGATAATAAATATGAATATAAAAATTAAAAATATGATACCTAATAACTTTTCAGTACAATTGTACGACCAAATAACAGATAAAAAATTACAAACAATTTATATAAATAATACAATAAATTTAGATAATGACGATGAAGATTTTACCAGAAAATTTGAAGAGGAATTGTTAGATGATGAATTAAGATTTGAAGGAATAGATATAACTGAAGTGTATTACTCAATATTATAAAAATAATTTGCTATACATTTTACAAACCTAACACGACCTCAACTGGATAATATATAAGAACACATAAAATATGAAAACACAAACAAATAAATCAATCAACCTCAACCGAGAAGAAACAATAATAATATCTTATGCTCTGGAAGAATTACTAAACACAGATGATATAGAAGTTCCAACATCATTAGTTGATAAATTGTTAACCAAATTTGAAAAATTAACACACACACTCACAGACAAAGCACAATAACACATAACTAAAATTTAATAACAAATAAAATACACACCTTATGACAACACAATTAAATAAAAAATTAGCAAGACAAGCTAAGCAAACTGAAAGACAAATGACATTCTATAGACTTGGTTCTAAAGGCCCAACACAAATAACCTTTGCAAGAAATGCTCACTGGAACCATATCAACACAACTAAAGTCTACTATGCACATACTAGATTACAAGATTAACACGATGCAAATTGGATAATATATATGAACAACAAAAAACAAAATAAAATGAAAGTATTAGATTGGAACATAACAGGAAGCTTAATAAGAGAAAAATTTAACCTTAACATTACATATGCTAATGGTAAAAAAGAAACAATAACAGATACATTATCAAATCTAATTAAAATAAAAAACACACTATGATAATAACAAATAAAATAACTGGACGCGATGTCTCGCAAGAATTTTGTGGACTAATGGAAGGTATAATAACAAACAAAGAATTTGAAATAATAACACTAACACCACCAAACAATGCTAAGTGAATATATAATAGAATTAATAGACAAATGGGAACGTCACGGCGTCACTGAAGACGAAATGGTTTCTCGAATACTAAACAAATGGGATTTAGATGAACAAACAATAAGAACAATAATAAATTTTAAAAACAAATGAACACAATGCTAGACGAACTAAAAGCAGTAAATGCAAAACTAGAATTGATACAAGAGTTATCAATTGAAGGTATGCCACTGGCTCAGCAAGGCCAATTGCTATACACCAACGAAAAGCTTATAGCTCGACGCAATTACTTAAAAAAACAAATAAGGAAAAATTATATAGTATGAAAATAACAAAGAAAATGTTAGCCGAAAAACTAAAACAAGTTGAAGCCTTTGAAGCTCGCTGGGGTGAATGTACCTCGTCACGTGCAATGCGTAAATACTGCACCGATGCAAATTATAGAAAACGTTCCGACCAGTTTCAAAAAGCAATAACCGAATATATAGAATATAAAAGATTATAATTATGATAGAACCAATAAAATATGTAACCGTATTAGATTTTGAACAAGGTGAGGTTTGCCAATATCCAATAAGTATTTGGCCAATAGAACATTTATCCCTTAAAACAAAATTAACTGAACTAGGCCATAACATAAAAAACTGTAAATGGATGGTACATAAAAACAAACCAATAATACATTAATATGAAAGAATTAAATAGACAAGAAGCAAAAGATATATTAGAAAATACAAAATTTGCAATACACCGACTAGTTATGTTAGAAGCAGATTATGAAATTTGGCAAAATGCAAGAATCTCTTATACAAATCTAAAAAAAATTAAAAAACTTTTGCAAGCGGTTGGTTAAAATTACAAACCTAACACGATAGCAATCGGATAATAATTATGAATAACAATAACAATTAAAATTAAATATTATGAACACACAAATACAAACATACTTAGATATACAATCAAAAGTAACAAGAATTGATAATCTTACAAATGCTGACTGGGATTTACGATATGCATTTGAAAAATTTGTCCCTAAAATGTGGGAAGACGGCTACGACGTTGAAGACGTAATTGAATACATGATTGTAAAGCTTCATGCTTGGATTGATAAAGCTGAAATAAATGGCGAATTAAAACCAACAGAAACTAAATAAAATGAAATTAGATAGATATAAACAAAACCTAAGAATAATTGGCAATGACGTCATATCATATGACACACACGTTGCTGAAATAAAAGATGGCAAACTATACAGATTAAACTGGTATGTGCCGGGTGTTGGATCACATAGCGTGACAACTACAAGACATCTTAATTATGTCGCACAAGAACTTAATCTTGAAATAGTATGAAAGCTGAATTAGATGAAATAGCAACAAACGTTGCTGACGTAATAAATGAACACATTAATAATAGTATTGCATGGGCTGTTGATGGTACAGCGGTTGAAGAATTAGAGCATGATTATTTTTTTGAAGCAATAACAGATATAAGACAATTAGTAATTAAAAAATTAAAAGAATATTAAAATGGATAACATAACCAAACTAGAAAAATTATTAAAGTGCAAGATCACTGAAAGTTTTACTTTGAACAAAGTAGATTTAGAGATTGGCACTTGGAGTACAGCTGACGGCTATGATGTGCACGTAATAACAAGTAACCCTCATAATCTTGATTGGGAATACGACGTGTACTATTACGAACCTTCGTTCAATGTAGTCATAGACCGCATAAAAGAAACCGTCGCAGATGTAGGTGAAGACTTTGCTATAATATATATGCATGATATTGAAACCTATTTAAACGATTACGAGCTAGATGATTATTTAGCGGAACACGACGAAGAATTAACTGAAATATTAAATAATGAAAATTAAAAAAGATGATATGCCTTGGGATTTTTGGAATCACAACATCAATCCTATATTAGGTTATAAATATTCGCCACCTCAAAATAAGCGAGGTGGTCGTGATAAGTTTGAGTTTCCTCCTGAAGACGATTACAACCCTAACACGGAGGATAACGGATAATAAAATAAAACAGCATCACAATTTTTCCATAATAAGAACTTTTTTGTTGTGTTGTTGTGTTCGCCCGGTAGTCGAGGTTTTTTAGAATTTCCCTCAGTTAATATAGCTATCGGGCACTTTATACAGACGAGCCATAGTAACTCAATAAAACCGGCGTACCTCTTGGCTAGCATGGGAGAGTAAACGAAAAGCAAAGGTGAGGGTTGCATAAAGTGATGACAATGTAGGCTCTGTGGAAATAAACCTACCTCGTCTGTTATTATATAGGGAAAAGTTTAGGGGAGGCGATGTAACTTCGTTCAGAAGCGAGCCCACAGTGAACTAAACAATTCCCTAACTTTTAGCGCGGTAGAGCAGTGGCCAGCTCGCAGGGCTCATAACCCTGAGGTCGCAGGTTCGAATCCTGCCCGCGCAACTAATTTTAAATTAAATAAAATGAATAACACATATATAGACGATCGTATTGAACAAATGCTAATAGCTAAAATAGCTTATTACCGTTTGAATATACGAGAAGGATTTAAAGAAAGACACAAAGGTTTATGGCCTGAATTAAATTATAAAAGAATTATGGGCGACATTAGAGACCTAAAAGTATGGATTAGAATGGCTAAACTTGTTGATGAATCTAAATATAGGATGCCAATTAAATCTCTTGAACCATACACAGTTTATAAAGCTAAAGAATTATCAAAATGACAATACAAGATTTAAAAAAATATATAACTAATAAAAGAAAAGCCAAAGCTAAAGAGTGGGCTAAACAAAAAGCTCAATACGGTCCTTGTGAACCATTTACATTTAAAGAATATATAAAGCACAGGGATATTATTATAGCTGGTAAACGTTCGTACAAAACGAAATTTGTACACAATAAATTATGGACAATTACAAAGTAAACACGAATATATATGGATAATACAAATATGAAAACAAAAAGAAAAGTTGCAAGACCAATTGATATACTCAAAATGGTTGAGCTAGAATTAGATTTATATAATCTTAAAACTAAAAAGCGTACACGTGAACTAACACAAGCAAGATTTATATATTTTAGATTAGCACGTAAGTTTTGTAATTACGCAAGCTTAGCAGCTATAGGCCGAGAAGTTAATAGAGATCACGCTACTGTACTTAACGGTTTAAAAAAGTATCGTATAGAGGCTATGCATGATGATTATATGAACGTAGTATATGATAAAATATATAGCGAATTAGATAAGAATTATATACCGCCCGCACCTACACCTCGGTTTTCAGATGTAATGATGCGCATTGAAAGATTAGAAAAACAATTAAATAATATTTTAATACAAAATGGGAATAAGAGTATTAGATCCTAAAGAAGTATATATAATTGTTAAAACAATGTATGAAGAAGGTTATCGTGTTGGATACGATTTTAGTGATCCTCGGCACTATACTAAGCATAGATTATTACAGGATAAAACAATTGAATACTGGGACAAAAATAGAATAAGAATGAAATTAATTAAATATCAAAAATCAAAACATTATGATTAAATTAAATAAAGAAGTAGTACACGTAAATTCAATGGCTATAACAAAAGCTAAATATGACTTTGCTAATGAAATATTAGACTTAAAATTTAATAATGGAAAAACTTATAGTTATATTGGTGTAGAACCGTTTATTTTTGAAGGTATGCGTAATTCTAAATCAATAGGTAAGTTTATCAATAAACACATTATAAAAGCGAACAAATATGAATATGCATATAAAAAATAATATAACTGAAACAGCAACTAACCTTTGGAATTTTGTAAATGACTTTGAAGTTGGTAATATAGCTGAATTACAATTAGATATAGACGAAGCAAATGCTATACACAGCATTATCGAAGCTTCTAAATCTATAGTAAATAGTAGTATTGATTTATATAAATTATTAAATAATACTGATTAATGAGTAATATATAATTTCTATGGCTTTAACTGAACAAGAAATTGAAAAAATTGCTGAGTTGTTATTTCAAAAGTTAATTAAGTATCAAGAAAAGTTTGAAAAAAATACACGAACATTTATGGTATCTGATGAATTTGGAAATAATACTCAAGTCTCGGAAATTGAATATTATGGTTATGAATTACATAAACTTGAAAAATTACTTGATGAATATGTACATAATGAAGAATATGAAAAAGCTGATATAATTAAAAATAAAATTAGATTGTTGAGAATCAAAATAAAAAAATTATGAGTGAAAGCAATTAAATTATATAAGCATTTTATTTCAACTAATTATTTTAACATAAAAACAAAAATAAATGATTTTAGGAAAGTTAAAAAGCAGGAAAAGCAAACACGTGACCGTAGTTCGAAATCACATACTCGATCTACATAAACAGTTAGCTAAAGAATCTCTTAAACTATCTGAGCTTGAAGGCAAAGAATTAAAATTAAAAGTTAAACAAATAAAATCTATTGGCTCACGTATGAAACAATACAGAAAATATTTAAATTTGGTATTGTTATAGTATGTGACGATAGCAAATTAATTATATATAATAATAAGCTAATGTCACATAAAAAACTCGAGTATTTACATCGAAGACGTATCGTATATCGACGCGGACCAATAACTGATACCCCTTCTGAAACTTTTAGTTGGGGTAATTTTTATGAGAACGGAACATACCAATGCTATGAATTATTTAGAACTAAGGCTAAAATAACGTCATATAAATCATTTAAATGGCATTTATTAGTAATATGGTATTTAAATAAAAATTTAACATATGATAAAATTTTAGAATTAACATACTATCTTGCAGATAAGAATAACGGATTCGTAAGTATTAAATTAAGTAAAGCGAGTCTTAAAAATTTAGTGGATGATGTTTTTAATAGTGATTTAGAATCACCTCCTAAAAACAAAATGCGTAAGATTATATTTAAAGAAAGCTCTGGTCTTAACACTATTGAAAAATTAAAAATAGTAGGCCATATAATTGGTAAAAGAAAAAAAGCTGAACCTCCAGATATTTATGAGGCAATGCTTAATATACATAGTAATAATAATAAAATAACAATATCAAAAATTGCAAATGTATTAAATGTATCTACGCGAACTGTTTATAGAAACATTACACATGAAATTAAGCAGGAAAAGATATTATTAAATGAAGAAGTATAACATAGAAAACTATGTTAGATTTAAAAACGATTTAGCAAGTTACGGTGATAACCCTAACACAGGAGACGGACGAAAAGATTTAATTATTACGCATGTTGGTTTAGTTGAAACTATAGCAAGAAAGTTTTCAACTTCTCAACAGGCATCAGGTGTAATGACCATTAATGATTTAATACAAGAAGGAATAATAGGATTGATAGCAGCAGTAGATAAAATAGATTGGAATCAAATTACAGATTCAATAGATCCCCAGCGTACACTTAATAGTTTTTTAAGTAAACGTATTAAGGGAGCAATAAGAAGAGCTATTGATATTAACAGAGGTAATATACGTATACCTGAGCATAAGCTTAATGAAATGCGCAAAAACTCCGATGTTGAAAAGAAAACTGTTCAGATGTTTTTTAATAGTATATTTTATTCGTTAGATGAAACTGATCAAGATAATAATACTTTTTTTGAAATGCCTGACAATACAAAAGAATACAATATAGATATAATGAATAAATATTTATTATCTATAATGGAAGCTCATTTAAGTATAAAAGAATACGATGTATTAAGAATGAGTTATGGCCTAGATTGCGATAAAATGTCCGCAAAAGAAATAGCAGATAAATTAAATATTAAAGGGTCTGCTTCATATGTAAGAATTTCACAAATAAAACGTGATGCTATTGATAAGTTAATTGATACTGTTGATCCATCACAAGTTGTTGACTTTCTTTAATTTAAATTTTAATATAATAATATGACTATTCACGAAAAATTAAGTTTAATTCAACAAGAATTTAAAGCAAAAAAATCACGCTTTAATTCTTTTGGTAAATATAATTTTAGATCTGCTGAAGATATTCTTGAAGCGCTTAAACCATTTAACAAAAAGTATAATGTATACTTTACTGTTAATGAAAAATATTTAGGAGATGGCGTTATAGAATCTACAGCAACTATCTTCGATTCTGAAGGTGCTAATTTTATAGCTGCCGCCGCTTTAGTTGGTGTAGACTTTAATCAAAAAGGTATGCAGGTACCTCAGCAATTTGGTTCTGCTTCATCTTATGGTAAAAAGTATGCACTAGGAAATCTATTATTGATAGATGATACAGCAGATGCTGATGCAACTAATACGCATAATAAATCTTCATCAAAACCTAAACTAATTAAAGGTTCGGAAAACTGGACAAAAGCAATTAGTTTTGTTGAATCAGGTGGAGCTTTGAGTGCAATACTTAGTAAATATGATGTAACGAGTGATGATATGTTAACATTAAAAGTGCATGAGCCAAGATGAAATAGTTGAAAAGCTTAGAATTGATGAACATTACTACGGTAAATTTGGAAATCAATTTTTAAGTAATTCAGATATTTCCGTATTACTTTCAAATCCGCTTAACTTTAAAAAACCCAGTAAATCATCACCCGCTTTTTTAGTCGGAGGATATTTTCACACCTGTATACTTGAGCCTGATAAACTTAAAAAATATAAGATTATAGAAAGCTCTTCAAGAAATACAAAAGTATATAAAGAAATGTCAGGTGGGGAGTTGTGTTTATTACAGCACGAAGTTGATCAAATAGAAGTAATGCGAGACAAAATGCTTAACAATGAAATTATAAGTAAATTAATTACAGGCAATGTTGAGTATGAAGTTCCAGGTATTATTGAAATTGAAAATAATATGTGGAAAGGCAAAGCGGATATTATAAACCATGACGAGAAATTAATTATTGATCTCAAGACTACAAATGATATTCAATCATTTAGATATAGTGCAAAACGTTATAATTATGACAGTCAAGCATATATTTATAATAAGTTATTTAATTATGACTTTTTGTTTATTGTTGTAGATAAGAATACTCATCAGTTAGGTTTATTTGATGTGTCTGATAAATTTTATCAAACAGGATTAGATAAAGTACAAAAAGCTACTGATGTTTATGAGCTGTTTTACAAAACAGAAAATTTTAAACCAGAAAATTATTTTATTAACCAAACATTATAAAAATGGCAGGAATTATAAAAACCAGTATTAATTTAAGTAATATACCAAAAGATAAAATCATTATGGGTAAAAAAGGTAAATACTTACCTATAACAATTACAGTTAATGATGAGATCGACCAATTTGGAAACCAAGGTCCAGTAATAGTTTCACAAACTAAAGAAGAACGTGATGCTAAAATGGATAAAACATATTTAGGTAACGTACAAGTTGCGTGGACTAACGGTGAATTTCCTTCACCTCCACCGAGAGAAGAAAAATCGAATGTTGAAATGCTACAAAATATAGCTAATACAGAAGCAAAGGAAGACGACTTACCGTTTTAATATGAGTATAAGCAATACGGAGATCAATGGATTTTTGATTGATAAGTTCAATCAATACGGTCTGCCAGAAGGAAAACGAGAGGGTACATGCCCTCTTTGTTCTTCTAGTAGAAAACCCGAAAATAGGAAAAAAAAATGTGCTTCTTATGATTGGGAAAGAGGTCTTGGTACTTGTCATAATTGTAATTCAACTTTTCAATTACATACATATCAGCGTAAAAGCAATGCAAATAAAATATACGTTAAACCAGAAGTTACAAATGCGGATTTAGGAAGTAAGATTATTAATTGGTTTAATGGTCGTGGTATATCTCAGGAAACTTTAAGAGCTTTAAAAGTTTCTGAAGGTCCTGAGTATATGCCTCAGACTAATAAAAAAGAAAATGCTATACACTTTAATTATTATGCTGGTAATCAATTAGTTAATATAAAATATAGAGATGGTCGCAAAAATTTTAAACTATATAAAGGAGCAGAAAAAATATTTTACAATATTGATAATATTGTTGGGTATGAATATTGTGTTATTGTGGAAGGCGAGATTGATGTTCTTAGCTTTTATGAATCTGGTATTCCTAACGTGGTATCTGTCCCAAATGGTGCAACATTAAATTCTAATAATTTAGAATACTTAGATAATTGTATAGATTATTTTATTGATAAAGAAAAAATAATTATAGCAGTTGATCAAGATGAACCAGGATTAGCATTACAAAATGAATTAATTAGAAGATTAGGAGCAGAAGTTTGTTACATTGCTAATTTTGATGATTGTAAAGATGCAAACGAATATTTATTAAAATATGGAAAAGAAAAACTGGCGCAGTGTATTTCAAAAGCAAAACCAGTACCGCTTGAAAACGTTACAACATTCAAAGACATTGAGGGAGAAGTTACAGATTTTGTTGAAAATGGATTCAAAAAAGGCTATCAAGTTGGCCTGGAAAATTTTGATCAAATATTTTCAACATATACCGCCCAATTTATTACTGTTACTGGTATACCTTCTAGCGGTAAGTCTGATTTCGTTGATCAAATGGTAATAGGATATAATTCAAATTATGGTTGGAAAACTGCTTTTGCATCACCAGAAAATGCACCAACATTTTTGCATGCGCATAAACTATTAAGAAAGGTATGGAAAGACATGCCTAGAAAAGCTGATATCGGTGGAATTAAATGGAAATCAATAGCCGAGCACGTAAATGATAACTTCTTTTTTATAGACATGGAACGGTATACATTAGAGTCTGTATTAAAGAAAGGTGCTGAGCTTGTAAAGCGGAAGGGGATTAAGTGTTTGGTTATTGATCCATTTAATAAAATTAGAGATATTGATAATAAAACAGAGGATGTAAATAAATACACTATGGAATACCTAACTAAGATTGAAATATTTGCTAAAAAATATGATGTTTTAGTTATTATAGTAGCTCATCCTACTAAAATGTATAAAGATGGAAATGGAAAAATTGAAGAACCAACTATGTATAATATTAAAGGAGGTGGTGAGTGGTATGATGCTTCTTATCATGGCCTGCTTGTACACAGGGATTACGATAATAAAACAGTTAAAGCAAAAGTTTTAAAAGTTAAGTTTCAAAATTTAGGTGAAAACGGTGCTGAAGCTTATTTTAAATGGGAACCTAAATCAGGTTGTTTTATACCTCATTATGAAACAGCAGTAAATGAAGTTATGCCATGGGAAGCGGATTAAAAAGCAGAAAAAAAAATAAATCAATGCCTAACTATTTTCCCAGTGAAGAGGAAAACAAATGGCGTAACTTTTGTGTCAATAAAAATATAAGAATATCACCGCTAGGTATTTATAATGAAGAAAAAAAATGGCGTATAGGTATTGCTATTGGGCCATATAAAAAAAATGAAACAATACATATTGCTCCTAGTATTTATGATCAGCATACAATATGGATTGAGTATTATAAAATGTGTAAATATTATTATGATAAATATAGAAGATGAATATATAGGATTACTATCAGGTATATTATATGGTGGTAAAGAAAAGCAAGACAGAACAGGGACAGGAACAAGAGCTGTATTTGGAAGAATGTTAAGACACGATATGAGTCTAGGCTTTCCAATTTTAACTACAAAAAAAATATATTTTGAAAAAGCAGTTACAGAATTATTATGGATTTTATCGGGCCGTACTGATATTAAGTACCTTAATGATAACGGTGTTAGGTATTGGGATAGCGATTACACAAGATCTGGAAGGACCGACGGAACTCTGGGTCCTATTTATGGGCATCAGTGGCGTAACTTCGGTGGTGTTGATCAGCTACGAAGCTTATTGTCAGAAATTAAAAAAACACCATATTCTCGAAGGCTTATGGTTTCAGCTTGGAACCCCGCTGATATACCTGATATGGTATTACCTCCATGCCACTATAGTTTTCAAATATATATTAATGATACACAAATGAGTTTAATGTGGCAACAAAGATCTGCAGATGTTTTTTTAGGTTTGCCGTATGATATAGTTATGTACGGTTTGCTTTTAGAACTTCTTTGTTATGAAACTGAATATAAGCCCGGTCAGCTAATAGCTAGCTTAGGTGATTGTCATTTATATAATAATCATATAAATCAGGCTAAAATTCAAATAAAAAGATCTAAATTTGAATTACCTAAATTAAAATTAGCTTTTGGATTAACTATAGATAACTTACATATACCTTCTAAAAGTGACATTAGTTTAAAAAATTATAAGCACCATGACGCAATCAAAGCAGATCTTTCAGTCGGATAAAAAAACTTATTATATTTATCATATTCCGGGTCAAAAAATTGGCATGACGTGTAATTTAAATAAGCGCGTTGAACTTGAACAGGGATATAAAAAAAATGAATATGATGTACTTTTTTCATCAAGAGACATGAACAAGACATCATGGATGGAAAGACAGTTGCAAAAATTTTATGGATATAAAGTTGATAGGCAATTATATAGTAATTTAATAAAAATAAAATCAATGAAAGTTAACCCTACAGAACAAACCTCTACGTTTAATTGCGATAGAAAAGATCTAGAAAAAGTATTAGATCAGAATGATGGACTTGAATGGCAAACAAGTCTTGGCACGTTTGAAATAAATAACGAAACAAAAAAATGGATATTAGCTAATATTAAGCCGTCTATGTATAACAATGACCGTTGTTTTATATATAATAAAGCTTATTATGAAGCTTTTTTAGCAAAGCCCACATATAATAATGTTGAAATATTTAATCTTATTAGAAGCTGGGCAGATGAACGAGGCATATATAAAGAAGGTGATCCTAAAACACAATTAATTAAATTATATGAAGAAACCGGAGAACTCGCCAAAGCATTACTTGAAGGTAATAAAAATGGTATTATTGACGCTATTGGTGATAGTGTTGTTGTACTTACAAATCTCTCAAAATTGGTCGGATATGACATTGAAAGCTGTATTCAATCTGCTTATGATGAAATTTTTGATAGAACTGGCAGAATGGTAGATGGAACATTTGTAAAAGATACGTTATGAGCCCAAGAAAAGATAAAATAATAAATAGCGTAATTGAAAAAATATTAAAACGCTCAGAAGCTGGATATAAAAAATATGGTGTAGGCTTAGATAAAGACGAACAAACACTTGATACATGGCTTAAACACTTACAAGAAGAATTAATGGATGCTGTTAATTATATTGAAAAAGCAAGATCTGTATTACGTGAAGAAATTGAAGAATGTTACGTAAGAGATGCGGAAGAACTATAAAAGAAAAAAAGGCCCAGTACAATCAAAAAGAATAACCTATGATGGAATAAATTTTGCATCAGGTTTAGAAAGATATATGTATATGGCCTTAAAAAAAAATAAGATAAAAGCTACGTATGAAGGAGAAACATTTATGCTTATAAATGGTTTTCATTTATCAAATGAATCTTATGAAAGACAAGCAAATGCAAAAGGAGAATTTGTAAATAGAGGTGGTAAAAGAATATTACCTATAAAGTATACACCAGATTTTATAGGTAAGGATTTTATTATTGAAACTAAAGGAAGAGCAAATGAATCTTTTCCTATTAGATGGAAGTTATTTAAAAAATTAGTTTCAGAACAATTTCCTAATTATATTTTATTTAAACCTCAAAATCAAAAAGAATGCGACAGAGTAATAAGTATAATAAAGGAGATGCGAAAGAAATAGCTAGAAGGCATTACGCATCTAGACAGGTTGAAAAATGGATTAAATGGTCTATTGAAAACCGTGGTTTCATAAAGTATAAAGAAATAGTTGAAATACATAATAAATACGACATAAAATGTTATGGCTAAAAATATTCAATCAAATTATATATTTAAACACAAAGTAAAAAGAAAAGGTGTGCACGCAAAAAGCAAAACATCAAAATTAAAATTATCTAAAAATTATGTTAAACGTTATAAAGGACAAGGCCGATGAGATTAGTACCTAATAATTGGGAAATAACACTAGGATTATATCCAGGAATACTTCTGGGTATGAGATCTTATATAGAAAAAGAATATGTACAACACGTGTTTTATCTACCTTTTGTAGATATTTGCATAGAAATAGATAAACAATAATATGGGATTATTTGATGAAAGAATACCGTACAAGCCGTTCGAATATCCAGAATACTATACTGAGGGATGGCTTAAACAAGCTCAAGCATTCTGGTTACATACCGAGATACCAATGTCAGGCGATGTTAAGGATTGGAACGAAAAACTTACACCCTCAGAAAAAAACCTGGTTGGAAATATCCTTTTGGGATTTGCTCAAACAGAGTGTGCTGTATCTGATTACTGGACACAAAAAGTAGTTGGGTGGTTTCCAAAACATGAAATACAGCAGATGGCTATGATGTTTGGTTCACAAGAAACTATTCATGCTGTAGCTTATAGTTATTTAAATGAAACATTAGGATTAGAAAACTTTGAAGCGTTTTTACAAGATGAAGCAACTATGGAACGCTTTGATAATTTAGTTAGTTATGATGGAAATAATACTACAGGAATTGCTAAAAGCCTTGCAATATTTAGTGCATTCGCAGAAGGAGTTAGCTTGTATTCTGCTTTTGCTGTGCTTTATAGCTTTCAGTTACGCAACCTCCTCAAAGGGATTGGGCAACAAATGAAATGGTCAGTAAGAGATGAATCATTGCATAGCAAAATGGGATGTCAATTATTTAGACATATGTGTGGAGAAGATAATAAGTTATTAGAAAATTGTAAAAAAGATGTTGTCAATGCAGCAGAAGCAATGCTTACCGCAGAAGAAAAATATATCGATAAAATGTTTGAACAAGGAGATATTGAAAACCTTAAATCTTACGACCTCAAACAATTTATTAGAAAAAGACTTAATGAAAAATTATCTGAGCTTGGTTACGTCAACCTCGGGAAATACTTTAGTTATAATGAAGAAGCATCAAACAACCTTGACTGGTTTTACCATCTTACAGGCGGGCATACTCACACCGACTTTTTTGCTGTTAGGCCTACTGATTATTCTAAAGCTAACGAAGGCGAAGATTTTGAAGATATATGGTAAAGAATATAATTAAGTGTAGCCAATGTGATGCGCAATTCCCAAATGGACACGAGTATAGGACGCATTGGGAAAAAGAACATTTTTATCCTTATTTAAATGATACCAAAATCAATACTAAAATTAATGGTGAAACAAAGAAGGCTTTCACCACAAGAAAGAATAGCTAATAGACTTGGATATATGGGTGCTGGATTTATAATGCTTTCTCCTTATTTATTATCTTATGGTACTATAGGTGCCGTAACTTATGTAATAGGAGGGCTTTTAGCTTTACCGCAAGTTTGGGTGGCAAAACAATGGAACCTAGTATTAGTTAATGCTAATGTAGTTATAGGTTATTTAATTTATTTATATATGTTATGAAAGAAAGTAAACTACTAGAAATGTGGAATAGAATAGAAATTCTAGGCCAAAATGTACAACAAATAATACAAGAACTTAATAATCTTAGAGATTTATCTGTAGGCACAATGAGTTTAATTAAAAAGTTCCCTGATTATGAAAAAGGTATAGAAGCTTTAACTAAAGATTTAAAAAAAGAAAAAGAAAAAAAAGATGTGGAATAGCAACTGGAAAAAAGGTGAAGATTATCCTGTATGGGGAGATAATGATGTATATAAAAAAACAATATCTGGCGGCTATTTGTATAATGGTGAATCGCCTAAAGATGCATATATGCGCGTTGCAAAAACAGTTGCAAGACGTTTATATAAGCCTGAATTAGCAGATAAATTTTTTCAATATATATGGGATGGTTGGTTGTGTTTAGCTTCACCTGTTTTATCTAATACAGGCACAGATAGAGGATTACCAATTAGTTGTTTTGGTATTGATGTTGCAGATAGCATTCAAGATATTGGGCAAAAGAATTTAGAAATGATGCTTTTAGCCAAGCATGGTGGCGGTGTTGGCTTAGGTGTAAATATGATTAGACCCGCCGGCGCTAAAATTACAGGAAATGGAACAAGTGACGGGGTGGTACCTTTTTGCAAAATATATGATTCAACAATACTTGCCACTAATCAAGGATCTGTCAGACGTGGAGCGGCATCAGTTAATATTAATATTGATCACTCCGACTTTGAAGAGTGGTTGGAAATTAGAGAACCAAAAGGTGATGTTAACAGACAATCCCTTAATCTCCACCAGTGCGCTGTGGTCGGTGACAAGTTTATGCGAAAGCTTGAAAGCGGAGATACTGAAGCACGAAAAAAATGGAGCAAGCTATTACAAAAGCGTAAAGCAACTGGAGAGCCTTATATCTTATTTAAGGGAAATACAAACAAGGCTAATCCAAAAGCGTATAAATCAAACGGACTTAAAGTCCATATGACAAATATATGTAGTGAAATAACATTACATACCGACGAGTCACATTCATTTGTTTGTTGCTTGTCATCAGTTAATTTAGATAAATATAATGAATGGAAGAATACGAATTTAATATACGACGCAACTTGGTTCCTGGACGGTGTGCTCGAAGAATTTATTCAACGAGCAAAGAATATGAAGGGATTCGAGAACTCTGTACGCAGTGCGGAAAAAGGAAGAGCACTTGGATTAGGTGTCCTTGGATGGCACAGCCTATTACAAAAAAATGGTATAAGCTTCGAGAGTTTGTTAGCTCAATTCAAAACTCGGGAAATATTTTCAAAAATAAAAATTGAAACTGAAAGAGCTTCAAGAGCTTTAGCTGAAGTATATGGTGAACCTTTATGGTGTAGAGAAACTGGTTTTAGAAATACCCATTTAAGAGCAATAGCTCCAACTGTTTCTAATAGTAAACTTAGCGGAAATGTTTCACCTGGTATTGAACCTTGGGCAGCAAATGTTTTTACAGAACAATCCGCTAAAGGTACATTTATAAGAAAAAATAAAGAACTTAAAAAAGTATTAAGAAAAATTGGAATCGATAATAAAGAAACTTGGGACAAAATTTTGGAAGATGGTGGATCCGTTCAAGGAATTAAAGAACTCAATGGATGGTTTTACGATCACTCCGGAAGACTTAATGAAAAAGAAGGAGAGCCGGTAAAAAATGTATATAAAACATTTAAAGAGATTAATCAATTAGAATTAGTTAATCAAGCCGGAATAAGACAGGATTATATAGATCAATCAGTAAGTTTAAATTTAGCATTCCCTTCAGTAGCCGAACCTAAATGGATAAACAGAGTTCATTTAGAAGCATGGAAGAAAGGAATAAAAACATTGTACTATATGAGAACTGAATCTGTTTTAAGAGGAGATATTGCAGCAGCAGCAATGAATCCTGAGTGTTTAAGCTGCGACGGATAATTTAAATTTTATATTATGACTTTAAAAGAAAAAGTAAAAAAGCTTGAATCTGAATTAGATGAAGCAAAAAGAAAAGCCGCTAACCTAATATTAAATACAGAAGATAATGTATTTACTAAAGACGAATTAAAAAAAATAAAGTTTTTAGAGGCTTGGGCGTTTTTGGGACCATGTGTTGGTATTGGATTAGGACTATTATTTTAAAATAATTAAGGGGCCGCAAAGCCCCTTTTTTTATTTTCCTTTTGGTGGATTATGTTTATCATCAAAATCAATAGCAGCTTTTAATATAATCTTATCCATAACATTATCTTGATTATCTAACATTTGCTTTTGCAAATCTATTACCATCTGCTCTAATCTATCTTTTGCTTCAACCAACATTTCTATTTGGTTGTTTTTCTTTTCGACTTCATTTTTAAGTGCGGTTACATCATCTGGTTTAGCACCAGTAATAGTTGACACTACAATACCAATACTTGCCGAGATTGTTCCTATCAACATCATTACAACTTCTTTATTTGTATCTAATACAGGAAACTGTATAAGGGCTACAATAATTCCTATAACAAATAAAAATATAAATAACGATCCTACGTAATGTCTTATTTCGCGCGCCACGCCGTTTCTGGGAATGCTCATTTATTTTCTTTTTTTAATCGTTTATAAATACCTATTACTGTATAAATAATACTTAATAGTAATACAAGAGTTTGTAAAACCGGTGTAACAGAAGTCATACTAGTAGCTAAGGCTATCAAATTTATGCTATATATTTTCAAATCTTCCACGAGTTTAAAATTTACGGGCTATTCTCATTGTAACTGGACTTACTCTTCTTGGTGATCCCGCCGGTTGTCCTAGTCTTGTTTTTTCTCTAATTTTACTTCTTTTTTCTGAAGCAGACATTTCTCCTGCTGTTTTACCTGTTTTACCAGATATTTTTTTACTGGGTCTACAATATGGTACTCCACGCTTTTCACCTTTTCGTCTACCGCATGGCTTACCTGTACGAACATCAACCCATTTTTCTTTAAACCATCTTTTAAGATTAGCACCTTGTTCTGTTTTTCTTACTTTTTTTAAAGCAGCTCTTTCATTTTTGCTGGCCCATACAGCTTTTCTTTGATCATCGCTTCTATAAGGCATTATTTTTTCTTTTTCGGTGTGTGATTGTAACCTAGTTTTTTAAGTCTGTTATGATCGGCCATTGTCTTAGCTATTTTTACTATTCCCGTTTTGCTATACATTTTATGTACTTTAAATTTTTTAAGTAAAGCAGAATTTTTTTTAGGTTTTTTTGTATTCATTTTTATATATTTTATTTTATATTACCGCCACGTTTACGAC